GCTACCGGTATAAAAATGTCGGCCAGAGATCACGCTATCAACATGCCAGGTCGTCTAGTCAAAGGTAAGTCTTATGGTGCACAAGTAAAAACTGATGAATTGGGTGATGAAGTTTACGATGAACCAAAAGCAGAAGCTCCAGTAAAGCGTGGTCGTGGTCGCCCTTCAAAGGCAACCGAACACGGCGGCAAGAACTTTGATTCGTCTGCAATTGCTGACTTGTTGAAGCAAAAGATGGGCGCATTACCTAAGGTCAAAAAGTCTACAAAGTACAAAGGAGCATAATCATGCCTAAGGCACTTTATGAAACGTTCAACATGGTATCGGGGGGGATAAGATATAAGTTCTATCATCCTGAACATGGTGGATTAATTACTTCACAACCTGCCGAGTGGGGAAAAACCTCAAATGCAGTTAAGTCTATGCAGACTGCTGCAAAAAATCTAGGTAAATCCATCATAGTCAAGGATGTCTCAGGAAAGCATGTTGCAAACATTCATGCAGATGGTTGGAAAGACTTGACTGAGGAAGTTGAACTTGAGGAAGGTTCCGCTTTCGTCGGTAACGTGTATCGTGATGGTACTTTCCATAAAGCATGGAAAGATGCTAATGGAGAAGTGGTTGTTAAGAATACAAAAACTGGTGAAGAACATCGTGGTAAGAATCTCGAAGACCTTGAGAAGCATGGTTACTCACAGATGCATAGTGAAGAACATACTCCCGATGATGAAAAGAAGAAGATTCTATTCAACATACGCATTGCTTCAACGGAACACTATCCAACAAAACATTTGAATCATGCTGATCCTGAAATTGCGAAAGCAGCTAAAGAAAAGCTGGAATATATTAAAAATTCCCGCGAAAATTCTGCATATATGAATAACCCAGATAAAGAGTTTGGTATGAATGAATCTCACGTCGGCTTCGCCACGCTCGCTGCCAAAGTAGGACCAAGGGTCGCTGCATATATTGGCGACAAGAAGTATGGTAAGAAGAAGATGGAAAAGGCTGCTGAAGAATATCCGACGTTGACTGACTCCATCAAGTCCGCTCTTGCTCTAAAGATGTTGAAGAAAGAACTTATCTCCGAAGGTTTTGCCGAGACAAATACTGTTGTTACCGGCAACAATTCCGGCGTTTACTTCTTCAATGAAGAAACAAAGGAAAACGTTGTGATTCGTGGTGGTATTGTCATGTCTCTGGACGAAGCAAAAGAAAAACTCGACTCTATTACCGCGAAATCAATTCTTAGTCAACATGGTGACAAAGATTTTTATCAACTGTCTTCAAGTGAAGTTCTTTCTCTTTTGACACATGCCAAGAAATACGGATATCGTAAGTCGAAATATGCTTCTGGTTCCACTGCCAGAATGTTTCATCAACATCTAACGCGTCTTGCAAACAAGGAATAAAAATGACTCAATTAGTTTATTTTACTCAAACATTCACGCCCACAGAGGTTACTCTCGCCGGCGGAGTCCTTACGTTCGGTTTTGCAACTAATCATTTGCTGACTACTGGGCAAACAATTAAAGTGCAGTGGATTGGTTCTCCAGTAGCATTCACAACCACTGTTGCATCCACTCCAACAGGGACATCATTAACTGCTAACGTACCATCAACTGGAAACGGACCCATTGGACCTAATCCAAAAATCGACTGTTTTGTGACTGCTTCATATTACACAACAGGATTTACTGGTGCTACAGCGGCTGTATCGTATAAAAATAATTCTACTCGCCCCGGAGTGGTCCAATCCTACGTTACTGGAACTGGTGGCGCTGCTTATACTCTACAAATTAGTTTGGATGGGTCTCACTGGATTAATATAAATACTATAACACATTCATCGGTTACCGACGATACTCAGTATACGATTATTGACCCTACCATAAATTTTGTCAGAGCATCAATCACTAGTATTGGTGCAGCAACTCAGTTAACAATAATGCAAGCATCATAAGAAGGAATATCCATAATGAGTTTACAACAATTTGTTTCAGGAAGTAACTGGTCGCCGTGACTCGTCCATCCGATACTACAGCATATGCCGCTGGCGACGTGGTTGGCCCGCCTGGTGGTGGTTCTGATGTGAGACGTTTGCGAGCATTGGCGCAGTCAATGGCACGTTCATGTGACCGACGTGTTGCTGCGCATTTTTGCCACCTCAGTCCCTAGCGGCATGACTAATTTTCGCCCCCACTTGTGCAGTGCGTCACCCGCGTCAGCGTATTCGGATAATGCGGCATGGGTTGCCTGATGGCTACGCCGGCTACATCGGCTACATTGACCTGCCAACAATGGCAGTCAACGGCAGTTCGCTGTACGCGCAAATCAGTCAGATCAACAAAGTTATCGAACTGGATGCGTCTGGCAATTGCTATGGTTATCTGGTCACGACTGGCGATGATTGGGCTGACGAGGGTAATACCAAGTGCTGTTCAATAACCCTCGCAGATTACTGATCGGGCTGCTGTTCTGGTTCGTGCGGCTAGGCGATTCTCGAACTCACAAGGCTTCAGTGCAATAACTCCATAATTAGGTAATTATAAATGAAACTCATATCAGAACTATCAGAAGAAGTACAGACGATTACCGAATCTATCGGCGGTAAGAAAACATATTTTATTGAGGGCATCTTTACTGGAACTGCACCAAACAGAAATCAACGTATATATAATGAATCAGTTCTAAATGGAGCTTTAAAGAAGTTTCAGCCGATTATCGAAGCTAAACGTGCCATGGGTGAATTAAATCATCCTGCTGGACCAACGATTAATCTTGATCGAGTATCCCATCTTATTGAATATATGAAATGGGATTCTAATGGTAAAGACGTTCTAGGTCGAGCAAAGATTCTAGACACGCCAATGGGCAAGATTGCTCAAAATCTTTTGGAAGGCGGTGCCCAACTTGGAGTTTCTACTCGCGGTTTGGGTTCGATCAAACAACTCGGTAATGGATTATCAGAGGTTCAAAGTGATTATACGATGAATACAGTTGATATTGTTGGCGACCCCTCATATTCCCAAGCACTGGTAAATGGTCTTCTTGAAGGGCGTGAATGGGTAATATCCAAAACAGGTGAGATTGAAGAAATTACAATAGAACAACTGAAAAAGAAAAAAATCACAGAAGAACGTAAATTAGCGGCATTCAAATTTTTCGTCGAGTCTTTACTAAGAGAATAGAGTAACATGTCCTTATTGCGGCAAGCTTGCGGCAAACCAGTTATGATTAGATATCATTTTGATATGTGTAAATATAAGGATGTAGAAAATAATATTGATGAATATAGTGAGCAAAATCGCAGTTGTACTAAATAATATTACGAATTATAGGAGTTGTAAATGAGTCTCGAATCAAAAATTAAAGACTTGCTGGAAGGCAAGAAGCTGCCAGGAGTTTCAAACGATGAAGCATCCCAAGAAGGTGCTGTATCCGATGAATCTGTAGACAAAGGCGCCCAAGCCGCTTCCGACAATGCAAAGGCCGAAACAGGCAAGTCAAAGAAGCTAGATAACGGAACTATGGATACAAGTGATCCTGCTGGTGGCGGTCAAGACGGGCAAACAAAGTCCGACAATGCAAAGATCGATGCTGGTAAGTCAAAGAAACTTGGTAACTCAGTTAAAGAACATATGGACGCACTTTCTTTTGGTGAAGACCTCTCAGAAGACTTCATGGTCAAAGCAGCAACGATCATGGAAGCGGCAATTGCCGAAGGTGTTGAACAAGAATTGAATCGTCTAGATGAAGAATATGCTCAACGTCTTGACGAGGCAGTAGACGCAGTAAGGGATGAGTTAGTTGAAAATATTGATGGATACATGACCGAGGCAATTAACACTTGGTTGGAAGCGAACGAATTGGCCCTTGAACGCGGTATTAAAGGTGAAATCATTGAAAACTTTATTGATGGATTGAAGAATTTATTCACTGAGCATTACATTGATGTACCTGAGGAAAAGTTGGACATTCTAGATGAACAAGCAAGCGAAATCGAAGAACTGACCGCTGCCCTTGATGAATCTGTTTCTACTATGGCGAACATGGAACAAGAGATTGTTACATTGAAGCGCGCAAACATTGTAGAGAATGTAGGGTCAACACTGACAGCAACAGAGAAAGACAAGTTTGTTGGTTTGTGCGAAGGTCTTACCTTTGAATCAGCAGAGACTTTTGAACAAAAGGTCAAAACAATAAAGGAAAGTCATTTCCCCAAGACTAAAAAGGCAACCGTAATTGCTGAGTCGGATACTCCAGTTCAATCCGTTGAATTGAATAACACGATGGCAGCATACGTAAACGTCCTTTCTGGTCCTCTATCATTCAAGCGTTAATTATAAACACAAAGAAAAGGAAGTAACAAAATGAAACTAACTCCTCAACAACTCCAAGAAAAGTGGGCGCCAGTCATTGACCACAGTGACATGCCCGAAATCAAGGATCCTTACCGTCGTGCTGTTACAGCTATCTGTCTTGAGAACCAAGAACAGGCTATCCGTGAAGAACGCGAAACCCTTAACGAAAACGGCACTGCTGGTATTGCTCCTGGTAACATTACCGGTAACGTTGGTAAGTTTGACCCAGTGCTTATCGGTCTAGTTCGTCGTGCAATGCCTATGCTGATTGCATATGACCTGTGCGGTGTTCAACCTATGAATCTGCCTACTGGCTTGGTCTTTGCTCTGAAATCGCGTTATGGCGATCAAAGCACGATTTCTGCTGGTACAGAAGCATTGTATCAAGAAGCTAACTCTGCTTACTCCGGTGGTGAATTCGCTGCTCAAGCAACTAGCAATACCCCTTGGGATACTACTACTGGCTACACCGCTGGTACGTCAGGTATCAACGACGGAACTGGTTCAGGTGTCAATATCAACACAACGTTGGCTATGTCTACGACTGCTGCTGAAGGTGTTATTCCTGCTACCATGGGCTTCACCATAGAGAAGCACACCGTGACCGCCCAGTCACGTGCTTTGAAGGCTGAATACTCAATCGAATTGGCACAAGACCTTAAGGCTGTTCATGGTCTGGATGCTGAGGCTGAACTGAGCAACATTCTGTCCCGTGAAATCACCGCAGAAATCAACCGTGAAGTTATCCGTAAGATTTACACCATCGCTATGCCTGGCGCTGACTACGGTACTACCAACGCTGGCACATTTGACCTTGACACCGACGCAAATGGTCGTTGGTCAGTTGAACGCTTCAAAGGTATGCTGTTCCAAATCGAACGTGATGCTAACCGTATCGCAGAAATCACCCGTCGTGGTCGTGGTAACATGCTTCTGTGTTCCGCCGACGTTGCATCTGCTCTGACAATGGCTGGTATGCTGGACTACGCTCCTGCTATCTCTGCTAATCTGACAGTTGATGAAGCAAGCACAACATTCGCTGGTGTTCTAAATGGCAAGTACAAGGTTTATATCGACCCGTACATGTCAAATGGTTCATCGAATCAGTATTACCTAGTTGGTTATAAGGGTTCTTCTCCTTATGACGCTGGTATGTTCTACTGCCCATACGTTCCGCTGCAAATGCTTCGCGCAGTTGATCCTAACACCTTCCAACCTAAGATCGGTTTCAAGACGAGATACGGTATGGTTGGCAACCCACTGGCTGGCGCCGATGCAGACTCTCTGGGTAACGTTGGCATGGCTGCTCAGAAGAATGGTTACTATCGCATGACCAAGGTCGCTAACCTGACCTAATAAGTAAAAGTAGTTTGGATGTATTTGAGGGGGAGCCTATAGGCTCCCCTTTTATTTGACAATATTAAACATATGTGTTAATATAGACGTGATAAATAAACACTAATTAATATGACAGAACATTCTTGGTACACCTCAGTTTATCCAAAAACACCAACTAATTTCCTAGAGTTTTTGGAACGGAATTCGATAACAGAAGAAAACTGCCCGACTTGTCCTGTATGCGGCAAATATGCATCTTATGACAAGTCGTATTCTGATAAATTTATAAAATACTGCTCCGATGCTTGTTCAAAAAAACATGGAAGATTGTCTGATGATCAAAGAACAAAACTTAGCGACAAATCATGGTTATACGAACAAAGAATCACACTTAAAAGAACGTATGACTCAATTGCTAATGAGTTAGGCTTATCAGTTATTCCGATAAAGAAATACTGTAAGATTCATGATATACCTAAAGTGAGATATAATGAATCTTTATACTCGGTAAAACAAAAAGTTCTTGATTATGAATGGTTATATCATGAGCATAAAGTAAAACATAGAACTTTAGATGAGATTGCAAAAGACGTAGGAACAACAAAATCCACCTTGTCGGTCTACTTAAAAAAACACAAAATTGAAGCAAATTCCCCAAATTCTTATGATCGGGAATTTACCAGAGAATCTAAACAACAAAAAGAAGTCAATGATTTTATCAAATCTCTTGGATTTTCAACAAAAACTGGAGATAGAAAATTGCTTGGTAATGGTCAAGAATTAGATATTGTCGTTGAAAGTAAAAAGATTGCATTTGAGTTTAATGGTGTGTTTCATCATCTGTATAGACAAAATGAAAAATCCGTTTCTGCCAGAAAAGACTCTAACTATCATTTGAATAAAACGGTACTTGCTGAAAAGTCTGGTTATAAATTATTTCACTTATTTTCTGATGATTGGTCATACAATACTAATGTAGTCAAATCAATAATAGCATCAAAGTTGGGTATCTATACCGATAGATTATACGCTAAAAATTGTGATGTAAAACAAATAGACAAGCAAACTAAGCAAACGTTTTTAAAAGAAAATCATATTCAAGGCAGTGATTTTTCGTCGTTTTTTTATGGTTTATTTTATAAAAATGATCTAGTTTGTGTGATGACTTTTTGTAAATCGAGATATAACAAAAAATTTGATTGGGAATTGAGTAGATTTGCTACCAAAAAGAACACTCAGGTTGTTGGAGGATTTTCTAAATTACTTCAATCTTTTAGAAAAGACCACTCGGGGTCGATAATTTCTTACGCAGATAGATGTTTGTCTTTTGGTGATGTATATCAGTCAAATGGTTTTGAATTGATAAAGATTAATCCTCCTAGTTACTGGTACGTCAATATAAAAGAACAACATGTACGAATGCATAGGGCAGCATTTATGAAGAAAAAAATCGCTCCAAATGATAATCGCCCTGAATGGATTATTTTGAAAGAACGTGGCATAGAGAGAATATGGGGCTGTGGCACCCTAACTTTTGGCATTCGATAAATACACAACATGTGAGGTCAACAAATGAGCATAGACAAATATCTAGATGTATTGAGTAGCACTGACAGAATAAACACACAAGAAGTATCAGAAGCAGATATCGCAGCCTTTGCATCATCTTGGTTAGTAGAGAAGGGATATCCGGTCATTCACACCGACTTTCACGATCTTCAACAAGATTTCCTAAACAAGAATTATCCAGCGAGACAAGAAAATGCCTGATATAGGTTGCGAATACGATTTTAGTCTGTTTCAACAAACTTCTTATCAACTGAATTTCAGTAAGATTCCGGGTGTACCCTTTTACTGTCATTCTATCGTGTTGCCCGAAATGGTGATGAACAGCGCATATATGGCAACTCGCTTTCACGATATTGCTTTGCCAGGTGAGAAGATAAAGTTTACTGATCTTACGGTTGAGATTCTGCTTGATAAGAATCTAACAACGTATCTCCAGATTTACAACTGGATGCGAAATCTATCAGTTTTGAATTCAATCAAGACAACTGATATGTCTAATTGTAACGTAACTGTTGGACCGAAGTCGTTTATCATGAACGGAGTATATCCAATATCACTTCCTTCCATGAAACTAA